TACCTTTCAGAATTTGTATTTGACATGGTGGAACCAGGCACAAAGATTGTCTTAAAGTTCCCTCTTGGAGCGCATATATTTGATACCGAGGGCAGTGATATTAAAAGTAATCACAATATCGGAATCGACTGAATCTTCCAAGAGTGCAGCAGGGACATTGGATATGTACCCATCAGACAGAAGCTGGGAAACTGCTTCAAGAGAATAGAACATATCATTACCATCAATAGGATTATAGGAAAATTCAAATTGATTTGTCGATAGGTAATGAGAGTATGCCATTGATAGCAGGTTAAATTCAGATGTACCCATAAATCATACTCCTTTCTTTGATTACTCGGTGCCGTAAACACCTGCAATCAAAGTATAGGAGAAGCACAACACAAAATCAAGGATATAAAAAAACAATAAAACCGACCAAAAGGCAGCAGTGGAATACCCACTGTTGCTTTTTATATGTCCAAAACCATCATGACGTTAAAACTGTCTGGAATATGCCAAAGGGAGGGCAGATAGCTCCCATGTGTGGCTACAGTTAAAGCCAGAAAGGAACGGAACATGCAGCTTGAAGAATTATTGGGTGAGGAGCTGTACACCCGGGTAAAGGCAAAGATTGACGAGAAAAACGCCAAAGAGACGGACAAACTCAAACACGTCAGGTATGCCGACCTGTCGGAGGGAGGATATGTGAGCAAGGCGAAGTATGACACGGACCTTGCGGAGAAGAAAAACCTCGAAGAGCAGATTAAGACCCTGAACGGCACCATCAAGGAACTCCAGGACAACAACAAGGACAACACACAGCTCCAGAGCACCATAGAACAGCTCAAAAAGGACCTTGCACAGAAGCAGACGGAGAACCTGAACATGGTCAAGACCTACGCATTGAAGGAACAGCTCGCCAAGGCTGGCGTGCTTGATGCCGACTACCTGATATACAGGCACGGAGGAATTGACAAGTTCAACTTCGATAAGGACAACAACCCCATAGGAGTTGAGGACACAATCAAGCCCTATAAAGCAGACACCACAATGGCGCACCTCTTCAAGACGGAGGAGAAAAAACCACCCTACAGCCCGACAGGAGGCTCAGGCGGCAATAATAAGAACCCGTTCGCTAAGGATACCTACAACATGACCGAACAGGCACAGCTGTTCAAGACAAACCCCGAACAGGCCAGGGCGATGGCAGCGGCGGCGGGGGTTACAATTTAGAAAGAGAGGAAATAGAAAATGGCAATTACAAAGATTTCAGACGTAATCGTACCAGAGCTGTTCAATCCATACGTCATCAACAGGACGATGGAGCTTTCCGCATTCTTTAAGAGCGGGATAGTGGTCAACAGCCCAGAATTTGACCGCCTTGCAAGCGAGGCGGCACGTACACACAACATGCCCTTCTTTGAGGACCTACAGGGAGATTCAGAGGCAACATTAGAAAATGTCAAGATGACACCCGCTAAAATCGGTTCAAACAAGGATGTTTCCACAACAATCCTAAGACAGAAGATGTGGGGAAGCACAAACCTTGCTGCAGCACTTGCAGGCTCCGACCCAGCAAAGGCAATAGGAGACCTTATAGCGGAATACTGGGCAAGGGATATGCAGAAGGAGCTTTTTGCAATACTAGAAGGCGTGTTTGGAACCTATACATCGGCTGGAGAAGGGGCAACCGCAACCACACCAATGAAGGATCATATCCTTGACCTGACATCATTAAAGGGTGATGCACAGAATATCAGCGCATCCGCCTTCATAGACGGCTGCCAGCTCCTTGGCGATGCACAGGGACAGCTTTCAGGCGTGGGAATGCATTCGGCAACGAAGGCTTATTTGAAGAAGAAAAACCTTATCGAAACCGAGAGGGATTCAACTGATGTAGAGTTTGAAACATACCAGGGAAGAAAGGTAACGGTAGACGACGGCTGCCCTGTTACCGAGGATGGCGTGTACACAACATATTTATTCGGTGCAGGAGCGATTGCATACGGTAATGGAAACCCAGCCGGACACGTTCCTACAGAGACGGACAGGGACAAGCAGACAGGCGGCGGTATTGACTACATCATCAACCGCAAGGCATTCATCCTACACCCACGCGGAATCGCATACACAGGCAAGGTAAGGGCGAACGTTGAGACACCGCTACGAAGCGAGCTTAAAATGGCGCAGAACTGGAACCCTGTATATGAATCAAAGCAGCTCCGTATTGTGGCAATCAGACACAAGCTTGGATAGGAGGCTCTTATGGAGGCACTTTATACCCTAAAGGTTATGCTCGGCATTGCCCCCGACATAAAGGATGAGGCAACTGATGCAAAGCTTGGATTTGCCCTGGACAATGCCACAGAGATAATCAAGAACTACTGCAACATAGATGAGATACCCGAAGGGCTGGGGAACACGGTTGTGAGGATGGCGGTAGACCTGTACAGGAATGAGCGACCTGGAGAGTCGGATGTGCCGCAGGGAATCAAATCCGTCACCACGGGGGACACCAGTACAAGCTTTGCCGTTACAGAGACAAACGGATATGCCGAGTCACTGTTGAGAAATTACAAGGCACAACTCAACAGATACAGAAGGGTGGCATTCAGATGAAGGACTTTAAGGGCATATTTGAAACCCACAGGGCAGCAGTCGAGATGACCTATACAGATGTATGCTCCATAAGTGGATATGTCTCCGTAAGGGATGAAGAGACGGGGATAACGTCAAAGGAGGAAAAGACCATTTCAGACGGTATCCCCTGCCGTCTGTCATACGAAAAGACAGACACGGCAAACCAGCAGACGGGGGCGGCGGAGAGGATGCTTGTAACAAAGCTCTTCCTAGCCCCTGAAACAGCAGTCAAGGCGGGAAGCAAGATAACCGTCACCAATAACGGCGTTACCAAGGCATACTGTATGTCGGGAGAGCCTGCAATATATGCAGACCACCAGGAGATAATGCTGAAGATGTTTGAAAGGTGGGCATAATATGTCGAATACCGATTTCAGCGAGCTTATAGAGTTCAGGGACAGGATAGCCGCACTGGGTGACGGTAAGTGTGAGCAGTTCTGTGACGAGTGCAGCAAGGAGCTGGCGGCAAGGCTGCTTGCAAAGGCTGTGAAAAAGACACCTACAGGTGTGGTTCCAAAGTATATAGATAAAAAGGAAACCAAAACTGTAATAGGAAAAAATGGTAAAAAGAAGAAATTCCTTACGGCAAAAGCAGCAACTTACCAACAGATTTGGAACGGATATGAAGGAGGCACTCTAAAACGTGGGTGGACCACAAGCGAAATTTCACGCCAAGGTGATAAGCATACCATCAATGTGATAAACCAGGTGCCATATGCCTCATATGTGGAATACGGACATACACAACAGCCAGGGCGTTACGTGCCGGCGATTGGAAAACAGTTAAAAAAAGGCTGGGTCAAAGGTCAGTTCATGCTGACAAATTCAGTAAAGGAGCTGAAGCCAAAGGCACAGGGCATTGTTGACAGAAAGCTGAATGAATTTCTACAGGAGGAACTGAAATGATGCAGAATGACGTGCTTAAAGGTATAACCAGGGAGCTGGACGGGGAATTTGGATATCCTGTATACACGGATAACATAGAGCAGGGGCTTGAAACACCCTGCTTCCTTGTCACCGACCTGACCAGCACCGACGAGCATATAGTGATGAACAGGCATAACAGGAGCTACCCATTCATGATACAGTACTTCCCACAAAGCCAGAATTACCGGATGGAGTGTGCCGATGTCAGCGACAGGCTGTTTGAATGCCTGGAATGCATCACGGTGGCGGGTTATCCGGCAAGGGGCACGGACATGGGCGGGAACGTCACCGACGGGGTGCTCAATTTTGAAGCCACATATGAACTGCAGGTGTTCAGAACCAGAAGGACGGACGAAGAAACTATGGAGAACATAGACGTCAACCAAAAAGTAAAGGAGTGAGAAGATGGCAAAGGAAAAGGAAGCCGTGGATACGGCAAAAACCCCAAACGGGTATACAAAATCCCAGATTGCAGCATCAAAACGTTACAAGGACGATATAGACATTGTAAACGCCCTGCTTAAGGACGGGACGCTGTACACCCTAGAGGAGACAGACGGGATTATTAATAATTTTAAGAAAGGCAGGGTGAAATAATATGGCATTAGGCGGCGGAACATGGACCAGCCAGAATAAGATATTACCTGGCGCATACATCAATTACGTTTCAGCCCAGAGGACGGGGATTGATATTTCGGACAGGGGCGTGTGCGCACTCCCGCTGGAATTGAACTGGGGTGCTGACGGGCAGGTGTTTGCGGTGGATGCCGAAGACCTTGAAAGGACGTTCATGGAGGTGTTTGGATATTCCGAGGATGCCCCGGAAGTCCTTCCAATAAGGGAGGTGTTCAGACATGCGTCAAAGGTGTACTTCTACAGACTTAACAGCGGGAAGAAGGCATCCTGCACGCTTTCCGAGGCAAAATACAGTGGCACCAGGGGGAACGACATCAAACATGTAGTCGGAGTAAACATTGATGACGAGGACAAATACGACGTCACTACATATGTTGGCACCACAAAAGTGGATTCACAGACAGTGGCCACAGCAGCAGAGCTGACAGACAACGATTATGTAACATTCAAAAAGGATGCAGCCATTGAACAGAGTGCAGGACTGCCCCTTGAAGGAGGCACAAACGGGGAAGTCACGGGAAACAGCCACCAGGAGGCACTTAATGCATTGGAGCCTTATACATTCAATGCGCTTGGCTGCATGAGCTCTGATGATTCAACCAAGGCCGTATACGCAGAATACTGCAAGAGGATGCGTGACAAGGTGGGAG